ACTTAGGTTGGTTAATAAAAAAAAGCAAGGCTACCCATCTTACTGGATAACCTTGCTAACTGTCTAGCTTGACTAGCTAGTAGAAGGAACTAGTTTTGATGAACCTTTCTTGTTAAGCTTAGACAAGCTAGACAAATCTACCTTGTACTTCTCTTTCTTCTGAAAGGCTTCTGGACTGAGATCAACACCTTCTGTATCGATGATGTCTACTACCTCTTGGGGAAGTTTGTCGTATTCTACGAACTGTTGGAATGCCTCCTGACTCCATACACCCTCACTAATGTAGTGATCCTGTATTTTCAGAATAGCTTCCTCCAGCTTAGCCTGAAGTGGCTTATTGTAGTCTGGAGCAGGTTTACCCTGATCAGTGTATTGCTTCTGGAAGAACTCAAACTCCTGATTGTTCTTGAATGACTTACCTTCCCAATCAGTCATAAGTGAATAACGTCTGACGAAGTAGTAAACCTGTTTATCAGTAATCTTAAAATCCATATGATTTCCTTATTTAGCTAAAAAAAATAATAGTTGAAAAGACACAAAGCGTCCCTTCGTAAGAAAGGGATGCTGTGGGTCTAATGGTGATGAACCCCATAAGTATTAAAAGATATATAATTACAGAACATAATAAGATTATGGGGTTCAGCACCATTACCCATAGTATATAGTCAGATTAATTTAGCTAGTGGTATGAAAATCATATGGATTGATTAGAACGTAACATACTGATTGGGAAGATAAAACTTTTTAGTAAACCTGCTCTACAATTATTACACTAGTAAGTCTATGCAATCTCCATGAACTAGATAGGCTAAGCTGGTGGAAGTACGACAAAACTTCCTAGTCTATCTAGCTGTATAGCCTTGCTTAGTCTTGCAGTACAGACGATGTAGGGGTAGGCAGGATGACCATACCCCCCTATGGTATATATATAGCAATCACAAATATTTTTAACAGGTTTAGCATGTGTACCAGTACATCGGGTCTATTAAGTTAAATAGTACCCTTATTACTATGCAACCCTGCCGGGCTGACTACTCTAGTATACAGTTGATTTTAAGTTTTGTCAAGTTATTTATCAAATAATTAAAAAAAAGCTTGACAAAACCAATATCTAGGTATATACTTATAACAATGAATTACTTAGCAGATAAACCTAGAAAAAAAGAACTAACTGAGAAACAACAAACATTCTTAGATAATGTAGTTGTAACAGGAGGTGATCTAAAAAAGGCTGCTGAGTTAGCAGGATATAAGGGCAATCACTACCAAGTTATACAAAGTCTTAAAGATGAACTAGTTGATATGGCACAAAACCTGCTTGCTCATAATGCCCCTAGAGCTGCTATGAAGTTAGTAGAGGTAATGGATTCAGATAGACCTGTACCACAGGCTAGTTCTAAGTTACAAGCAGCTCAAACTATATTAGATAGAGTTGGTGTTGCTAAGACTGAAAGACTTAATATAGATCATAATGTAAATGGTGGTTTATTTATATTACCTCAAAAAGATACTGTTATTGTAGAAGGTGAATATGAAGAAGGATGATATTCCAGAAGGTTATATCCGTAGAGCTACTTCTACTATACCCTTTGGATATGAGACTTCAGATATTCAAGGGTGGTTACAACCTATACAAGAACAATTAGATTCTTTAAAATTAGTTGAAAGTATGGTGGTAGCAGAGGAAATAAGTTTAGCAATGGCTTCAGAATGGTTAGAATATAAAACTAAACGATCTATTTCTCCTAGAGGACTTCAAAAAATAATAGATAAGAAGTATGGCAGAAGAACAGAAAGACTGGGAGCTTAACCCTCAAAATTATTTAACAAACGAGGATGGTTCTTTTCTTTTAAAAAAAGATGGTACTCCTCGTAAAAAAGGAGGTAGACCTAAAGGAAAACCTTCTAGAGGTTATAATTTTCATTCTTCTCAAAAAGCTAAAATAGCAGCTAGAAGAGCTGTTAAGAAAGATGAAAAAGAACTAGAAAAATTAAATAGAAAAGTACAGAATAAGAAAAAAACTTTAGCTACTAAGAAAAATGCATTTAAAAAATTAGATGCAATGAGTGATAACCAGATCACTTCAGTAGAAGAAATAGATTCTTTACCAGATAATGTAAAGAAGCATATAGAAGAATCAGATGATACAGTAGTCTTCAAAGCTAATGAAGGCCCTCAGACTGAATTCTTAGCGGCTGGTGAGTTAGATGTGTTATACGGAGGAGCAGCAGGTGGAGGTAAATCCTATGCTATGCTGGTAGATCCTCTAAGATATTGTCATAAGCCTGTACATAGAGCCTTAATACTTAGAAGATCTATGCCAGAGCTTAGAGAACTAATAGATAAGTCTAGGGAGTTATACCCTAAAGCTTTTCCGGGTTGTAAGTTTAGAGAAGTAGAAAAGCTATGGAACTTTCCTAGTGGAGCAAAGATTGAATTTGGATTCCTAGAAAGGGATGCAGATGTATACCGTTATCAGGGGCAAGCTTATTCTTGGATAGGGTTTGACGAGATTACCCACTTACCGACCGAGTTTGGGTGGAACTATTTAGCATCTCGATTAAGAACTACAGATCCAGAGATTGTTCCTTATTTGCGTTGTACAGCTAATCCGGGTGGAGTAGGAGCGCATTGGGTCAAGAAACGCTATGTTGACCCAAACGAACCTAACAAAGCTTTTGAAGGCTCAGACGGTTTAACACGTAAATTTATTCCTGCTAGGTTAGATGATAACCCATATTTGGCAGAAGACGGACGTTATGAGCAAATGCTTAAAGCTCTACCCGCTGTACAACGTAAACAATTACTAGAAGGTAATTGGGATATTACAGAAGGAGCAGCTTTTGCAGAGTTTGATCCTGACTTTCATGTAATACCTCCTTTCCAGATTCCTGTAGGATGGGAAAGAGTAAAAGGGATTGACTATGGTTATGCATCAGAATCTGCTTGTGTATGGGGTGCAATAGATCCTTCTGATAGAACTCTTATTATTTACAGAGAGTTATATCAAAAGAATCTTACAGGAGTTGATTTAGCACAGCTAATCACTCAAATGGAGATAGAAGATCCTTTTTCCGTTGCTGGTGTCCTCGATACAGCAGCGTGGAATAGAACAGGAACTACAGGCCCTACAGTAG